CCTTAGATACAGAATCACTTTTGACCAGGGTTTATGAAACTGCAGGAAGTAGTAACTTTGAAACTTATACCGGCTTAAAAAAAGCAATACGTATTACACCAGCATCTCGACATTACCAAATTAAAGAAGTACCAAATGGTTATTTTGAAGTTCTATTCGGTGATGGTATTACTACTGGTAAAGTACCAACTGCTGGTAATAAGATTATAATTACATATCTTTCTACTGTTGGTCCTACAGCAAACGGTGCATCAGTATTTGTACCAACTGGTGATCTAGATGTAGAAGGTACAGATTATCCGATTACAGCAGTAACACAAGCTGTATCATCTGGTGGTGCATATAAAGAATCAATTGAATCAATTCGACAGACTGCACCTATCTACTTTTCTTCACAACAAAGATTGGTTACTTCAGAAGATTACAAAGCACAGATCTTAGCTAACTATAGTGCATATATCGATGACGTTATTTCTTGGGGTGGAAACGATAATGTTCCAGTCGAATATGGTAAAGTATTTGTTGGTTTAAAATTTAAGAATGGACTTTCATCAGTAGTACAAGCTGAAGTAAAAGATAGGATTGTTAATGAGCTAACGAATAACTTAGCTATTATGTCTATTAATACCGAATTTACAGAGTCTATAATTTCTTATCTAGAACTTCAGACATTCTTTAACTTTGATCCAGATCTTACAAATGCTACACCAAGAGCAACTGAGAATGCAGTATTCTCTCTAATATCTGAATACTTTACAAATAACTTAGGCAAATTTGGTAAGGTATTTAGAAGATCTTCTATATTATCTCTTATTGACGATCTGGATGAAGCAATCCTAAACTCTAGAATGAATGTAAAAGTTCAACAAAGATTTACTCCTATTACTGGTCAGTCATTAACTTATACAATTAGATTCCCCATATCTATTGCTAATCCTAGTAATACAGATAGAATTGTTACTACAGGTCGTTTTGAATTTAACGGTAAAACATGTTTTATACGCAACAAATTAAATCAAAAGAAATTAGAATTAGTAAACATTGACGGCGATGTAGAACTTGATAATATCGGTGAATACGATACTGGTACAGGCGTAGTACTTTTACAGGGATTTAATCCAGTTTCTGTTGAAGGTGGTTCTGTACTAAAGGTATCAGCTACACCTACTAATCAAAGTACTATTCGACCTTTAAGAAACTATATTATTGATATTGATCCAGAATTATCTTTCGCTCAATCCCAAATCGATTATCAAAACACTCAGTTGACACTGTAAAATGACACATAAACTCGAAGACGTAGGTCGTAGACAAATTAATTTTATTAATAGAAGTGTCAGGGAAGTTATCCCTGAACACTTTACATCTGACTATCCAGATCTAGTTAAATTCTTAGAATACTATTATGATTTCTTAGATTCAGATGGTCAGTCATCGTTTAGTACTGAGATACATCAGCTTTTTACTCTTAGAGATATTACAGAAACCCCAACAGAATACTTAAATAGTTTGATTGGGGAACTTGGTGCTGGTCTACAAAACGGTGATAATTTTACAAATTCTAGATTTACTACTCGTAGATTTGCAGATCATTATAGAAACAAAGGATCAAGATTTTCAGTAGAAGAATTCTTTCGGGCATTCTTTCAACAAGACGTAGAAGTACTATATCCAAAGGTAGATATCTTTACTGTAGGAAGAGATGCTATTGGATATAACTCTCAGAAGTATATTCAAAATTACGCAAGATATCAAATATATTCTATCCTTTTGAAAGTTGGATTAGGTGTTCCAACGTATAGAGAATTATATAAAAAGTTTGCACATCCAGCAGGATTTTATTTTGAGGGTATTGTTGCAGTAGAAGGCGAAGCAGATCTTGGCTTTGACAATATGCCTATTGCATTGGCCGATTCGGCATTTGTTACAATTATTAGTGAAGCTACTCCAACATTTACTACTCTATCAGAATTTACCGGACTTACGGATTCGGAGGGTGTACCAATTAGATACAATATTCAGCAATTGGCAAATCTGTATTCGTCACTTACAGCTCAGCAAATTAATAATTACTATTCATCGATTGCTGAATTTATTGATCCTAATTCGTTTACCCTTGATGATAGTGATTTAAATAATACCCCAAGACTTTCACTTTCACTTGAAACATTAGATAATAATATGTTCACAAGATACGTAACTGACTCGGCTTACTAGTATAAATAGTATTAAAGTTTCTATATAGGATAGAACATGACAAGACAAAACCTTAATATCGGTACAACTGCTAATGACGGAACAGGTGACACTCTTCGTCAAGCTGGTACTAAGATTAATCAAAACTTTGTAGAGATCTATAAAAGATTTGGTGGTGATAGCAATGCGCTAATGCCAGGAATTCAATTTGATAGTGATGGTATTATATTCGAAGGTTCAAGTATTGATAACTTCGAAACACGTCTTGTTGTTGAAGATCCTACTGCCGATCGTACAGTAACTATTCCAAATTATACTGGGGAAATTATTGTCGATAGTGCAACCCAGACTATGGCAAATAAAACACTAACTGATCCTAAGTTAGTACATCCTGATATTTACGACTCAGCTCAAGCAACGTATTTTAATGCTATTATACCACCATTAGCTAGTACGATGACAAAGAGTATTAATATTAATATACCTTCTCTATCTGATAGTGATACATTTGTAACAAATACTTCAGTATCAGTTATGACAGGCAAGACATTGTCAGCACCTACAATTATTGCACCTACTATTGGTAGTAGGATCGATGATTCGAATGGTGCAGAACTTATTAAACTAACTGCTACCGCATCGGCTACAAATGAAATTACTATAGCAAATGCGGCTGCAGCTTCAGGACCAACTATATCATCAACTGGTACAGATACAAATATTAATTTAAATATAAGTAGCAAAGGTACAGGTGCGGTACGTACTTCAAAACTAGGATTGGTACATGCTACTCAAACTGCTGATGGTGCTGTTAGTACTTCAAGATCATTTATTATCTTTAGTAAATCAACAGCTTTGGCGGCAACTCTGGCAAATGGTACTGTTGTTGGAGAGATGAAAATACTAATTAATCAGAATTCAGGTTTAGCAACTGTTACACCAACTAGTTTTTCACAAGGTACTTCCTTCTCAATTGCCCAGTATGGTGCGTGTCAAATTATATGGTCAGGAAACGACTGGTATATGGTTTCTGATACCTCTGCTTCATATATTACGATTACTTAATAGGAAATTAAGATGGCTGCAATAGTAACAAATCGATTGAAAAAACAATTACTTGATACCGTATATAACGAAATTACTGGTGCTAATGATAGGTATTATGTCGGGGTTGGTCGTTCAGAGCAATGGGACAGTGCTGATACAGTTGTTAATCCAGCAAATAGTCTGAGAGCAGAACGAAACTTTAGAATGGCTTGGCAGTCGGTAAAACGAGTTGCTGATGTTTCATATGTTATTCCACGTTACAATTGGTCAACTGGTACAGTCTATAATGCATGGGATGATGATCTTTCTGGTACACCATCAAATGCATATTATGTTTTAACAGAAGATAACCAAGTATACGTATGTCTTAAGGCCGGTAAGACCGCAGCAGGTATTGCCGTAGCATCTACTGTTAAGCCTACCGGTACTGCTACTAAAGCATTTAGAACTTCTGATGGATACGTATGGAAATTTATGTATGGTCTATCTGGTGCAACATCAAGTAAATATCTTTCAGCTAACTTCCTACCAGTAGAATTTGTTAGTGACTCTTCAAGTTCACCAGCTATTAATACGGTCCAGCAACAGCAAGCAACTATACAAGAGGCAGCTTCAAAGGGACAGATATTAGGTATTTTTGTAAGCAACGGTGGTACAGGATTTACATCTGCACCAACAGTTACTATTCGCGGTGATGGATCGGGCGCGGCAGCAACAGCATTTGTATCAGGTGGTTCAGTTGTTAAAATCGAAATGGATTCATCACAAGATAGTACAATGACTATGGGTCATAGCTATAACTATGCAGATATTACCTTAACAGGTGGTGGCGGATCAGGTGTAGTAACACGTGCTATTATTGGTCCAGATTCTGGTATGGGTTATAATGCTATTAAAGATTTAAGATCTTCCTCTATTATGTTTAACGTTAAACCAGCCGGTACTGAAGGTAAGGATTGGATCGTTAATGATCAGGATTACCGTCAGGTTGGATTAATTAAGAACCCTAAGAGTAACAATGCATTCGATTCAGATTATACTGCAAACACAGGAAGAGTATTAAGATATCTTTTGTTAACATCAGCTGCAGATGCTGCTACATTTACGAGAGACGTAACTGTTATCGGTTCGAACTCTGGCGCACGTGCAGTTATTGATGATATAGATAGTGACAAGATGTATGCACACCAGAATGAAACTACAGGCTTTGCATCATTCAATGAAGGTGAACCTATTACAGGTGGTGGTTCAACTGGTACTTTAATAAGTGCTGGGGCAGATGCTGACAACGATGCCTTCTATGATGATGATGTAAATAGATTTAGCGGCGAATTACTTTATCTTGAAAATAGAGCGGCAGTAGCAAGAACCGCTGACCAAACCGAAGATATTAAAGTTATTATTACACTATAAGGTAAAAAAATATGGCGACCCTACTTACTAGCGCAACCTTTTCAAATACCTACAAAGATGATTATCTGGATAGTGATGGATATTATAGAATTCTGTTTAATAGCGGAAGAACTTTGCAGGCTCGCGAGCTTACGCAGATGCAAACTATATTGCAAAAACAAATTGAAAGAATTGGAAATAATCTATATAAAGAAGGTGCGATTGTATCTGAGGGAAGCTTTAGCCCTAATTCTAAATATGAATTTATTAAATTAAATACAGCAACGAATTCTTTACCAGCAAATTATATTGGTTTGGTTGGTACTTCATTTACAGGTCAAACTTCCGGTGTTATTGCAAAGGTGCTGGAAGTTGTTCCAGCTACAGGATCTGATCCAGCTACGTTGTATGTACAATATACTAGTACACTTGCTTCGCCTGCTGCAACAACAGGCGCTATTCGTATGCAGTCTGGTGAGAATATCAATAACGGTTCAACAGCACTTACAGTACAAACGACAAATACAGTCGCCAATCCCGCAGTTGGTACGGGATATAGATTCTCTGTAGGTAAAGGGATTTATTATTCAAAGGGATACTTTATCTTTACTGAAAATCAATCAAAGATTATTTCTAAATATTCTGATGCACCTACCGCTGATATTGGTTTTAAAATTATTGAAGATGTTGTTACAACTGCTGATGATACTGTTTTATTT